TGTTAGATAAGATTGAAAAAAGGCAAATAGAAATAAGCGAAACGCTTATGTCTAACGGTATTGCTAATATGGAGCAATACCACCATCTTATGGGTCAGGTCTTTGCGTTTAGCGAACTTGAATCTGTAATAAAAGAAACTCGAAAAAGAATGGAGACTGCCGACGATGACTAAAAGGTTATACGTTCCTGACCATGTAATAAAGGAACGCCAAGCCGCTAACGAAGCGCAAACGCAAAAGAAAAAAGATTTATTAAATCCTGCTACTTTTGCACTTTCTGATGAAGTCGATGAAACACGACCTGCTTTAGAAAGACTTCCTAAACCCACAGGCTGGCGTATCCTTATACTTCCATATACTCTTCCTGAGTCTACAAAAGGTGGTGTTATACTATCCGATGAAACTCGTACGAGAGAACAACTTGCTACAAATATAGGCTATGTTGTTTCTCTTGGACCAGATGCATATGCAGATACAGATAAGTTTCCTGATGGTGCATGGTGTAAAAAAGGTGATTGGGTAATGTTTGGTCGTTACGCTGGGTCACGATTTAAAATTGATGGTGCAGAGCCTCGTCTTCTAAATGATGATGAGATTTTGGCTGTTATAGATGACCCCCGTGATATTTTAGCTGTTTAGGAGTAAAAGATGGCAGAAGAAAAAGAAAAAATTGAAGAAAACGTAGAAATCGAAGTAGAAGAAGCCGAAGCTGAAGAAAAACAAGAAGAAGTTGTCGCTCAAGAGGCTGATGCTGAACAACCTTCGTCTGATTCAGAACATGAAGAATATTCCGAAGGCGTTAAGAAACGCATCGATCGTTTGACGTATAAGATGCGTGAAGCGGAACGTCGCGAACAAGCGGCATTGGAATATGCTAAAAATATAAAAGAAGAAAATGAAAAACTAACGAAAAATTATTCTGAAGCAGGTTCTGCGCTAGTTACTGAAACAAGTGGCCGCATAAAGAGTCAACTTTCAGAAGCTAAACGTGCATTAAAATTAGCTTATGAAGAAGGTGATTCTGAAGCCATGGCAGATGCACAAGAGTTAGTTGCTAAACTCAGTGTTGAAAGTGATCGTCTTTCTAGGGAAGAAGCTCAATGGAAACAAAGACAAGAAGCGCAAACCGAAACAGAAGTTGAAACCCCAAAACAGCCAGAACAGCCTCAACAGGCGGCTGCACCTGCCGATCCAAGAGCGCAAAAATGGGCTTCAGAAAACGAATGGTTTGGAAAAGATGAAGGAATGACCTTTACAGCGTTCTCAATTCATCGTAAACTGATCGAAGAAGAGGGGTATAATCCCCAATCTGAAGATTATTATGCTGAGATTGATTCTCGCATGCGTAGAGAGTTTCCTCATAAATTTGAGGAAGAAAAATCTGGACAACGGAAACCCGCCCAAACCGTTGCTCCTGCCAACCGAAACTCTAAAACTGGGCGCAAGACAGTTCGTTTGACTCAAAGTCAAGTGGCTATCGCAAAGAAACTCGGTGTTCCACTTGAGGAATATGCGAAACACGTGAAGGAGGCTTAAATGTCTGAAAATAGCAAGAGAACTCCTCGCGCTTCTGAAACACGTTCAAAAACTGAGCGCAGAAAACCGTGGCGACCAGCTTCATCCCTTGAAGCACCGCAACCTCCTGAAGGTTATCAATTCAGGTGGGTAAGAACAGAGATACGTGGCGAAGAAGATCGCAAAAACGTTTCTGGTCGAATCCGAGAAGGATATGAACCTGTTCGTGCAGATGATTATCCAGACTTTGATGCTCCTACCATTGAAGATGGTAAGCATGCAGGAGTCATCGGTGTTGGTGGGTTGATGTTAACTAAAGTGCCACAAGAGATAGTAGAAAGCCGTGATGAATATTTTGCGTCGCAAACTTCTGATCAAATGACAGCGGTAGACAATGATCTCATGAAGGAACAACATCCTTCTATGCCTATTTCGAAAGATAGGCAGTCTCGTGTAACCTTTGGTGGTCCTAACACTAAGTAGGCCACATAGTTAAACCCGTAAGGAGTGGATAATGGCAAATAAAGACGCCGCTTTTGGGCTAAAGCCCGTCCGTACTTTGGGTGGTGTAGCGAACTTCACAACAAACGAGTACGATATTGCAAGTAACCATACTAATGCAATTTTTCAGGGTTCACCTGTTATCGCTACTGCCGCTGGTGGTATCGATGTTGCAGGTAATACTTCTGATAAAATCGTAGGTGTTTTTCAAGGTTGTTCTTATACTGACCCAACATCTGGAGAACCTGTATTCTCGAATTACTATCCAGGAAGTATTGTCGCCTCTGATATCAAAGCACTTGTATATGATGATCCGTATATTGTATACGAAATCCAGTGCGATGGTACGATGGCTGCAAATTCTGTAAATGCAAACGCAGATACGACTTCAACTGGTAGCGGTTCGACTGTTACAGGAAGATCGATTGCAGAAATTTCCTCTACTGTAGGAACTGCTACTGCACAACTTCGGATTATCGGGTATAGTAAAGACCCCGATAATAGTGATTCTAGCTCTGCTAATGGTAACGTGTACGTTTTAATTAACGAACATGCCTATCGGCAGGGTGTAGGCGTATAAGGAGCTTTGAATAATGGCAATCTCTAGAGCACAACTGGCTAAAGAGCTTGAGCCTGGACTCAATGCTCTCTTTGGCATGGAATATGGTCGTTACGAAAACGAGCATTCAGAAATCTTCGAAACAGAGTCATCAGACCGTGCGTTCGAGGAAGAAGTAATGCTAACTGGCTTCGGTGCGGCACCAACCAAAAATGAAGGTGGAGCGGTAAATTTTGATGACGCGCAAGAGTCATTTACTTCTCGCTACACACACGAAACCATTGCTTTGGCTTTCGCAATCACTGAGGAAGCTATTGAAGATAACTTGTATGACCGTTTGGCATCTCGTTATACTAAGGCACTGGCTCGTTCTATGGCTCATACGAAGCAAGTTAAAGCTGCAAGCGTATTGAATAATGCGTTTAACTCTAGCTTTACTGGTGGCGACGGTAAGGAGCTTTGTGCTACTGACCACCCACTAGATGGTGGAGGCACTTTCTCTAATGAGCCATCAACTGCCGCTGATTTGAATGAAACCTCTCTTGAAGATGCTATGATTAGTATCTCTGGTTTTGTTGATGAGCGTGGATTGAAGATTGCTCTTCGTGGAATGAAGCTAATTATTCCACCTGCACTTCAGTTTATTGCAGAACGTCTAATGGCCTCAACTATGCGTGTTGGAACCGCCGACAACGATATCAATGCTCTCCGCAGCACAGGTATGTTGCCGAACGGTTATACCATTAATCACTTCTTGACTGATACAGATGCTTTCTTTATCAAGACAGATGCGCCTAATGGCTTCAAGCATTTTGAACGTGCGCCAATTCGTACTGCGATGGAAGGTGACTTCGATACTGGTAATATGCGGTTTAAAGCTCGTGAGCGTTATAGCTTCGGGTTTTCAGACCCACGTTGTGTTTTTGGTTCTCCAGGAGCATAATTCTATTACTACTTTTAAAGGGGCGGCTTTTCAGTCGCCCTTTTTTCGTTTATAGTAAATTTATCCTGACAACTCCATCGGGGGGTTGACACTAGCCACGACAGGAGAAAAACATGGCTAATACTACTTTCAACGGTCCAGTCCGTTCCGAAAACGGATTTTCGAGTCTTGTAGGCGGTAAAGACGCCCCAACAAACACAATGACTCTTTCCACATACAGCACGTCAATAACTATTGCAGCGTCTGGCACAGATCATAAAGAAGCATCTATTGGTATACCCTCTAATTTTATTCCCATGGGTGTAGCAATTACTGTAACAAGTGCGGCGGCTAACAACGTCAATCTTGTTGACATTGGTACAGATGCAGACACAGATGGATTTGTAGACGGTATTTCTATTGCAATTAATTCAACTGGTTTTAAGGGTTTCTTCCCTTGTAACGGTGTTCTTGGTATGTCAGGGGGTGCAACCACTGCGGCTACAGAAACAGCTGACGAAGTTGAAGTTGTTATTGATGGCACAGCAGGTGCTGGTGGTGTTATTGCTCTGAAATTCTTTGGTATTTCATCTGATTCACCAACTGCTTAATAGGAGACTCAGATGGCTGGACCAATTTTTGCTAAAACAGCAACATCAACGGGCAGTCTATTTGGTGGGCGCACTCGACTAAAATCATTTGTTGTAAAAACAGCGGGGTCGGGTAGTCCTGCCGCAGTTTTTAAAGACGGTGGCGGCTCAGGAACAACATTGCTAACTATGGCATTTTTAACGTCTGACGATACGCAAGTAACTATTCCTGAAAACGGTATGGTGTTTGAGACAGACTGCCATGTTACTTTGACGAATATAGACTCTATTACTGCTTTCTTTGGGTAGTAGTTATGGCAACAAAGAAAAAACGTAAGTCTAAACCAATAAAGACTTCCGTTAAGTCAGGGAATTTCCGCTCCACTAAAAGTGGGGCGGGAATGACAGAAAAAGGTGTTCGGGCTTATCGTCGCGCAAATCCAGGAAGTAAACTCAAAACCGCTGTTACGGAAAAAAAGCCGTCGAAAGCCCGTGCAAAACGGCGTAAATCGTATTGTTCAAGATCTGCTGGACAAGCGAAAATGCATAATATCAACTGCCG